TGGTTAACGATGTATCCGGTGCAGGTCAAGTGACTCAGACTGCTATCAACGGCGGTTTGGCCAAGTTTGGCGATATGTCCCAGATGATCGGTGCACTGGTTATGACCGGCGTTCAGTATCACAACCTGGTTGGTGAAGCTATTGCTAACTCCAACAACCTGTTCGAAATCGGTGGTGTGGCTGTTCGTGAAGGTACTGCCTTCGGTCAAGGCCGACCAATCGTGATTACCGATGCTCCTGCCCTCCGCGAAGCTGGTGCTCCAGATAAGCAGAAGGTTCTGGGTCTGACTGCCGGTGCTGCTCAGGTTAAAGATGGCCGTGATATGATCACTAACATCGAGACCAACAACGGCAATCAGCGTATCGAAACCACCTTCCAGACTGATTACACCTTTGGCTTACAGCTGAAAGGTTATTCTTGGGATCAGGCTAACGGTGGTGCTTCACCTTCTGATGCTGCTCTGGCTACCGGTTCCAACTGGGACAAAGTAGTTACCAGTGACAAGCACACCGCTGGTGTCCTGATCATCGGTCGGGAATAAGCGATACAATAGAGGCTAAGGTTTCTTAGCCTCTATTTTTCTGTTTCCATTTTTGGAGAGTTATCATGTCTGATAATCGTAAAGTATGGTTCGTCAAACACCCACTGTCTCAATACAAAGAAGACGTTAAAGCTTTGGCTCGTAAAAATGACCTGGTCATCTACGATGCAAAATTCGAAGGCACTTTCGACAAAGACGTTGTTGAAACGAAGCCTCCAAAATTAACTCTGATTAAAGAGCCTGCAAAGGCAGAAAAATCTGAGTAATTAAAAAGGTCCTTCGGGACCTTTTTACAAATGAAGACGGTGCGGAAATCCGCTTATCGTCTGTTGTAGCTGTAGAACCAACTGTAGGCACAAATGGGTCTGCCTACTATCAGATTTCTTTCCCTGGTGGGCATGTCTCCGTTAAAGAAAGTTATATGTCTCGCAATACATTTTAACTGAGTGACGATCATCATAGAGGATAGTTTAAATGGCTTTGATTGTTGAAGATGGTACTAACGTACCAGGTGCAGATAGTTATATCAGTGAAGCTGATGCAATTACGCGAGCACAAAACTTGGGTTTAGATTTCCCGACAGATCCAAATGATGCTGAAGTACCTTTGCGACGAGCTGCTATATACCTTGAGAAATACCGCAATCACTATCAAGGTACAAAGGTCTTTTCGGATCAGTCCCTTCAATGGCCTCGTGATCCCGTTTACATCGATAACATCTACAATCCGAAGGATAACATCCCTCATGATTTGATTGATGCTCAAGTTGCTGTAGCAAGTGCTGATTATTCTGGTCGTGCTTTGTATGGTACATCGACTGGTTCAATCACTTCCAAATCGGTGGGTGATGTTAGTGTGACCAAATCGAATGTTGGCCGACTGGACGATGCAGCTTATCTGGGTTTCGTGAAGGAAGTCTTGAAGCCTATTCTGAAAGGTGCTAATCTTGGTGCTCTGGAGTTCAATGTATGTCGGGCGTAACCCTGACAGTCAAGAAATCTAAAAGCTTGTTGCCGAGTATTCGTCGTGCATTCGATGATTATGAAATCACTGCAGGTATTTATGAGACTGCGGGTAAGCATGACAAATCGGATGAGACTGTAGCTCAGATTGCGGCTTACAACGAATTCGGCACCCCCAAAGTTCCAGAACGTCCTGCTTTCCGAACTTCCTTTTTTAATAACCGGAAGAAGTATCTTAAGATGCTAACTGCAGCAGTTCGCCGCGGTATGAAAGGGACTAAACTTCGATTGAGATGGATGGAAGCTATCGGGGAAGAAGCTAAACGAGATATTGAGCATTCTATTGTCTCAGGTGATTGGGCACCAAATGCTGAGTCCACTCAGCTGAAAAAAGGTGGTGGCAAACAGCTTATCAACGATCCTTGGATTGACACCGGTCAGACTTTGGATAGTGTAGAATACAGGGTTCGACAGAAATGACACAGCTAATCGACTTCGCTGCTGAATTTGCAGATCTACTGATTACCCACAACGGTTCACGCTTTGGGAATACAACCAAAGATGCTGATGGCCGTGCAGTTCCACCAGTTGCTAATCCGTTCACTTTCAAAGGGACTTACCCGCAACCAGCAACTGAGAATGATCTGAAGTTACTCCCCGAAGGCTCGACCCCTTCCAGTGCTATTGTCATCCACTCTGTCCAGCAATTAAACATCACTGAGAACAGTAAGAAAGGTGATATAGTGATTTGGGAAGGCGACGACTACTTGGTTCTACAGAGTAATCGACGCAACAATCTTGCAGGGCATTATCGCAATCTGATGAGAAAGGTACAGGCGGGCGAATGAGCAATATAAAGGAAGTGAAGCCTAATCAAAATCCTGAAGTTGTTAGTATGCTTGAAAATCTACTGGAACAAGCTAAGCTGGGGGAGATTCAAAGTTTAGCTATTGCAGGTCTTTCCCCGAGTGCTGAGAGCTTTAATTGCTTCGTAGGTGATTATTATCCTGTAGCTCTGATTGGTGAATTGAGAATATTGGAGCGGGATGTGGTTGATCTTTGTGTCGACACCCGTCGTAAACCTGCATGGGAATTCTGTGAATGAGTATTGAAAGTGCTATCCTTGATTGGATGAACCAGGTCACAGGACTGGAGGTCTGGCAGGCACCTATTGACACTTCGCAAGATAAACCCGAAGGCGAATATGCCACCTTTCAGATCCTTTCTATTGTAATGAGTGACTTCAACCAGGTCACTTCTGCAGATAAAGATGCAGATCTAATCACCAAGACCACTGCAAATAACGCGACTATGCTCGTGTCATTTAACATCTTCGCCTATCAAGGGTATAATCAATTGGCGAAGTTAAATGCAGCAGCCGACTTCTGGCAGTATCGGAATATTCTGAAGCAAGAAGGTATCACCCTAAACCGTTTGGGGAATCCTCAGAATTTAACGGGGTTAGGCGATACGAACTTTGTTACTCGATGGCAATCTGACATTGAGTTCCGAATCGAGATCAAAACTGATAACGATTGGGATAAGATAAAACAAATTCAGCTTGCGGGTAGATTCCTGAAAACTGATGGAAGTGGTATAATCGATTCACTGATTAAGTGGCCGATCGTATAATTTTTAACTAAGAGGGCTTTGAAATGCCAACTCCTATTCGACGCAGATTCAGCGTCCAAACTGTTTTAAAAGATAAGGCGGCAAACGGTCAAACGCTTGATCAAGTGATGATTGTTACTACCAATGAGCTGCCATCCACCAACCGATTCGAAACTGTAAGCCTGGATGATTGGTCTGAGACCCTGACACCAGCAACTCCAGAATACGAATTCGCACAGACTTTCTTCAGTCAAGAACTCAAACCAGAACTCCTGATCTTTGTTTATTGGGATAAAGCTGGTGCGGTTGAGACTTTAGAAGAAGCTCTGGATGATGCCGTATCGTTGGGTGCTGCTTGGTACTTCCAGTGCTATATTGGTAAAGAAGCTGCTGACGTAGCAGACCAGGTCGCTCTGAGCAACTATGGTGCTTCTTTCGAAGATCGTATCCAAACATTCGTGATGACCAACGATACTGAAGCACTGAACCCAGTGTCAGTAACTGATGTTGGTTATCTTTGTCGATCGACTACTCAAGATCGCACAACCTGTATCTTCCACCCTGCTTCAGTAACTCTGATCGGTGGTGTGGTTGATCTCAGTAAAGAACGTCCAGATGCAGCATTGCTCGGTCGTATGTCTACCACCGAGGAAGGTTCTTCCCAATGGGATTACCAACCTCTGATCGGTGTATCTGATTCCAATCTGAGTGCTGCAGAGCAAGATGTTCTGGCCAAACAAGGTACAGGTAAAGGTTACAACTTTATCGAAACCTTCAAGAACACAACCTTCACTCACTGCTTCCGTGGACGTACGTGCACCGATCGTGAAATCCGCATTCAATGGGGTGCAGATTGGCATGACGTAAGTGTTGAAGTTGGTCTTGCAAACTATGCATTCCAAAATGACCTGATGGCATTTGATGATGAGACTTTCGCTGATGTGGAATCAATCCTCTACAGCTGGAAAGAGCGTGCACTGAATCGCCGCATCATCGTGGATACAACCGAACGTCCTGCTACTATTCAGTTGCCTGATCCTGATACGATCGACGCAACCACTCGTGCAAGCGGTGTGGCAGACTTTGCAGATGTTTATCAATACTACTTGAACAGTGCTATTGATGAATGGAAAATCACTGGTAACTGGAGACTCGGACAATGAGTGTAAATACTTCCAAATTCAGCTTCTCCTGGAACACTATCGCAGCTCGAGGTTTTGCTGATGGCGATGCAATTACCGCCGAGTTCGACAATGATTCCAGCACTTCGTACAGCGGTACGAAAGGCGAAGGTTCTGTTGTTACAGGCGTCGATCGCCGTGCAACTATTACCGTTCGTCTTCAAGCCGATTCCAAAACCGTAGCCGATTATATCAACGTTGATAAGGCTATGCGTTTGGGCGAACTGAACGACGCGGTATCTTTCATCTACAAGAAAATTGTTGGGGATAACACTGTCACCATGACAGGTACCTGTACCCTGAGCGATCGTGACTGGGAAACAGAACCTTCGCCTT